TCCACTTGCGCGTGAACTGGTCCACGCCCATGTAGGTAACCGCGCCGTCCACCAGCTTGGGGTGCGGGTACACCAGCGACCGGCCTGACGGCAGCACGATCCGCAACCAACTTGTGCTGGTGATCTTCAACCCCAGCGTGACGACGGTGGACCCCCGGTTGGTCATGGCCCGTATGACCGCGTTCTTGAGCTGCGCCCAGTAGCCGGTGATGTTGGGGTGCGCCTCGCGCCACGCCCGCTTGAGCACGTCGCAGGCCACGAAGGCGTCATCGGACAGCCCGTAGCGCGGGCGCTTCTCTTTGATCACGAAGGCGAAGTAGTTGTCGGCCGCTGTCACCAGCCCCCGTGGGGCGTTCTCCAGCACCTTGTCGGCCAGCTCGTCTAGGTTGATGCCGTAGACCCCTGCAAAGGTCGCAAAGGCCCCTACGCCGCCCTCGTAGCCCAGCGCCAGCTCCTGCACCTTGCCGACCTGCCGCTGGTCCTTGGTGACCTTGTCAGGGGTCGTGCCGAAGGACTTGCTGTAGGCCAGCTTGTACAGGTCTGGGCCGATGCCCTCGTCGAACTCGCGGAAGGCTTGGAGCTTCCACTCCTCGTTGGCCAGCCACGCCTGATCCCGGCCCTCGATGTTAGACAGGTCGGCCACCACCAGCTTCTTGCCGAACGGGGCGACGATGCAGCTACGGATGGCCGAGCTGGCCAGCTCCATGACGTTGTCGGTGGTCAAGTGTGCGCACCCGGCCAGCATGGCCTCGATGCCCGCGTCGATCGCCTCCTGCTTGAGCGACGGCCGGGGCAGGTTCTGTGGCTGGAACAGCCGCCCAGCCCAGCGCCCGGTACGCGCCGCGCCGTTGAACTGCAGCAGCCCACGCAGACGCTTGTCCGCGCTGGTGCCGCGCGCCAGCACCCTGTACTTGGCCGTGCTGGTGGAGCTGGCCTGCAAGCGCACACGCAGCAGCTCCTTGAGCGCCGGGTCCACGTCCATGGCCAGCGTCTTCTCCACCGTGGCCATCTGCAGGTCGGGCATGTCCACTGCGTAGTTCTCAAGTATGTGCAAGCGCAGCGCTGCGCCTTGCGTGGTATTGGCAACGCGGCCGTCGGTCAGCTCCAACGACTGCGCGGTCAGGTCGCCCTGCGCCCGATCCACAGCACGGATGGCCGCATGCACCAGATCCATGTCGATGGTTACGCCCCGGTCGTTGATGCGTTGGTCGAGCTGCCACAGCGCCATCTCGGTCTGGCTCATGTTGTAGTTGGGCATGCGTTCCATGACCGCGCGCATGGCCTCAATGTCGGAAGCGGCGTACGCCTTGAAGCGTTCCCACTCGGCCGGGTGCGTGTCCCGGGTGGCGCGGGCGATCTTGCGGTTTACGCCTTGGGGCTTGCAGAACAGGTTGATCAGCCGCTTGCCGTCCTTGTCCTTGGCCTTGTCAGCGGGCAGCCCCAGCACCTCACAGAGCATGCTCAGCGAGGCCGGTAGGCCGTGGCTCAGGGCCTGCACCATGGTGTCATGGATGCGGATAGGGGGAAGGCACAAACCCCACGCGCGCTGCATAACCGTGCGGTCGAAGTGGCTGTTGTGAATGACGACAGTGACGTCAGTCTTCACCAATTGCTCGGTCAGCTCCGGCGGCATCCGCATCCCGGTCAGCGTGACGTCGTGGACCTGCGCGGGCTCGTCGTCCACCGCCCACGCCACCAGCAGGATCTCTGCGTCGGCGGCGTAGGCGTGGGTGCCGTGCGTGATTGGGGTCTTGGAGTAGGTCTCCAAGTCCAAGTACAGCGTGGTCATTGGCTGCTTGCGGTACGGATGGCGTGCAGGACCTCTTCCCAGCCCTCGATCAGGGCCTCGGACTGGTAGACCCGGCCAATCAGGTCGGGGTTTTTCTTTGCGTATCCTTCGCCCAGCAGGCCGTCAACGGCCTCGATGACGTCCATCAGTTTGTCTTTCATTCGGCTCATGTGTGTATCTCCGGTGTGTATGTAAAAGGCGGGGGTACTCGCTGCACCGCAGGGCTATTGATACCATCACAAGTTGCGGCATCCGCTTTCCCCCCTATTCGTTAAACCAAGTCTTCCGCCGTCAGGTCGTCAAACTCGTCGGCATCGGCAATAGCGCCGCCACCGAAGTGCTCACCGTCTTTGTAGAACTGGACACCGGCCAACGTCGCGTTGATGCGCTTACCGTAGTTGTTGTCCTGCACCCACAGCTCGACGCTGGCGTTGACGAAGCAGCCCGCGTAGGGCTTGCCGTCCTCTTCGGTCAGCGGGGACTTGTTGACGTCGATCACCAAGGGCCGCAGCGCGTTGCGTGCGCTCAGGTACAGCATGCCCTCGAAGCCCGCGTAGTTGGACTTGAGGTCGCCGCTGTGCAGGCAGGTCTTGTCGGCCGCGCGCAGGGTCTTCAGGTTGGCGTCGGCCTTGACGCCCCATTTCTCGCGGGCCACGGCCTCGATGGCCGCGTTGACGGCCTTGACCTGCGGGTCTTTAGGGTCGAGCAGGAAGACCGCGCTGAAGGCGGGCTTGCCCTCACCGTTGACGGTCTTGGCCTCAAACAGGCTAGGGAAGCTCAGGCGTACGTTTGTCAGTTTTACTTTCATGGGGTTCTCCAAAAGGTTAGGAATTCGTCACGTCGTCAAAGTCAGAAGCGGTCGCTGACGTAACCAGCGCGGGCCGCTTATCGGATTCGGGTGCCACCGATGGCTGCCCTTCGGATTGGGTGATCAGGTCCTGAATCTTGGTCCACTGGCGTGGCCCAACGTCCCCGGCCTTGGCCAGCTTCTCGATGCTGGTGGGGCTGGCCAGTTTGTAGTCGTACATCTGGTCGTGCTTGATCCGCATGGACTTCAGCGTCTCCTCTGCGGCGTCCGGGTCGGCCCACTGCCGGTTGCCCTTCTTGCCCTGCACCAGCTTGTAGCCGTGGACGGGCTCACCGGCCAGCAGGCGGCGCTCGACCTCGGCACGCACTGCCTTGACCCACTTCTCGATCATGTCCGCGTTGGCCATGATGCGGGCAAGATCCCGCTCGTCCGCCGTCTCGGGCACCACGGTGTCGAAGTCGTCCATGACCGTCTTGGTGATGGCCGGGCAGGTCGCCTTGGCCCTGCACCACTGGCAACCCTTTGCGGAGGGCATCAGCGGGGCATCCGGCTGCCGGGTCAACTCCGCCATGAGCTGCACCTTGACCATGAAATCGTTCATCTCAAACACGTCGAGGGTCCATTCGGGCATGGCGTTCAGGCGGGGCTGCACGATCATCATGCGCACACGCTCAAAATCGTAGGCCAGCTCGTGCTCCACAAGGGCCGCAGCCGCGTACATCATGAGCTGCGGGTTCTCTTCGGCGTCCACCGCGACACCCCGACCGAACTTGGCGTCGATGACGATCAGCTCGTCCATGGTCATGATGACGGCGTCGGCGGTGCCGTGGGCATCCTCCTCGCCGGTCATGTGCCAGATGGACAACCGCTGTTCGACCAGCAGCTCACCGCCGGTGGTCTTGACGATGTCGCGCACCGTGTCCACATAGGTCTGGATTGCCTGCGCCTGCTCGGCCTGCAAGATCAACCCGGTCTCGGCGTCGGTCACGCCTACATACCCGGCCGCGTCGGTGCCCCGGGTCAGGCAGTGCGCCGACACGGTGTGCATCATCGTGCCCTCCAACGAGGCGTCCGAGCTGGTGTCGGGTATGCCTTCGCACATCCGCACCGAGCCGGGGCAGGACATCCAGCGCACGGCCGAGCTGGGGGATAGCTGGGCGTGTGCGCTCATGCTGCCAGCTCTTGCAGGAAGGCCGCGTAGTCCTCGACCTTGAGCTGGGGGCCCTTGGCCGCGCCGAACTTGGCCAGCGCCGCGATGACCTTGGCCTTGTCGATCTTGAACGTGCTAGTGATGGCTGCGGCCACCTGCGCGTACTCAATACCAGCGGTCGTCGCTGGCGTAGAGGTTGTCTCCAAGGTTGCGGTCACGGACGGGCCGGAAGGCTTTTCCTCGGAGGTAGTCGGGGTGTCGCGCTTCAGTACGGCCTTTGGGACGGGGGGTGCCTCCTGCTGGGCTGCGGGCTGGAAGCCCTCCAGTGCGCGGATCAGGTCCGCCATCATCTCGGTGTTGCGCTCAAGCGCTTGCTCTAGGCTCATGTGTGTATCTCCATAAAGCCACAACGGGATTGTTGTGGACAGGCCGATCCTACACCACTTTTCCGGTCGGTTTGTAACTTTTTAAAAATATTTTGTTGTGGGTACAAGTTTTTGTTGTACTATCGGGTTTCCCTTAACTTTTTGGAGATACACACATGAACTGGAACCCCTACAAACGCATCGCTGACCTTGAGCGCCGGGTCAATGAGATGCACCACGAGATGCTGCACGTGGTGGCAAGCACCAGCGCGCGCGTGCGCATGCTGGAACAAAAAATGGGCCGCAACACCGTGCTGGCCGATTTCAAGGATGAGACCGGGCAAACGTCCGGCGGCCTGCCCACCGGAATGTTTACCATTGAGCAGACCCAAGCCCTTCTCGACAAGCGTGTGCGCGCCAACGCGGCCGCCCGGAAGGCTTACGCCAAGAAAAAGCGGCTGGAGGCCAAGGCCATGGCCAGAGCAGCGGCGGCGCAGTCATGAGATACATCGCCGACCTGTTTGCGCTGGTGGGGCTTGTCTCCACCATCGTCGTGGTGGGGTTCTACATGGGCTACGCCACCTATCAACCCAAGTGCGGCAACATGCTGGCCGTGTTCACCAAGGAGTGCAAATGATTCCAACATCCAGACTGCGCTTTGTTAAGCGCGACATACGAGTGCCGTTTCAAGACTATAAAGATGTAACGGAATTAAAAACAGTTCACATCCTCCAGCAATGGTGGGAAAAGTCAGTAACCATAAACCTTGGCTGGACTGGTGACATGCCTTTGCGTAAAGCAGAGGGAGAATGGCGTGATGTACCACTTGAGGAGGAGCAAGCATGACCGAAGACCAAAGGTGGCAGGTCATGAGCGCCCTTATGCCGCCCGCGTACTTGGCCGCAATCATCACAAGGATTGCAGACGGCACTATCAACAGAGCAGGCGCACTGATTGTGTTTGACGCCATCTACGAACAAAACAAGGCTAAATTAGCCAAAGCAATTGAGGAGCAAGCATGATCGCCATGGTGAAACGACTGCTGACCATGCCGTCTCCGTTGGAGATGGCGGCGCGTGAGCTGATGCAAGCCCAGCGGGCCAAGCTGGAAGCCGAGAGCGCACGCGAGTACGCATACCACATGGTCAACTACAACGACGACCGCATTGCGCGGTTGCAGGACCGACTTAACGAACTGAAGGAGCAGGTATGAGAGAAAACACCGACAAAACGTGGATGGAAGTCCACGGCGGCTATGCCAAGGACATGACCCTGCGTGATTGGTACGCGGGGATGGCTATGCAAGTGCTTAAAGATGACATTTGGGATTTTGACTTGCTGTGTAAGCAAGCCCACGAATTGGCAGACGGGATGCTCAAAGCGAGGAATGCGAAATGATACTTACACCGCAGCAGATGTCCGAGTCAGTTTTGAAAACATTGGAGGATGTTGTTGCCGACATCTACCCACCCGAAGAACGTGAAGAAGCCAAGGCCCGCATTCTTGATGCATGGAGCGCGGAAATGTTTCAGCGGAGGGTTGCAGAATGAACGACGACGATTCTGGTGGCGAATTTTTCTTCGACTTGTTGAAGACCGTGGTCGCCATACTTTTCTTCCTGCTGTTTGTGTCCGTGCTAGGCAGCGTGGTGTGGGGGTTGGTAGCATGATCCAGACCATCTTCATACCAATCCTGTTCGTCTGCATGAACAACAACTGCGAGTTCATGCAATCACAAACGTGGTTCAAAACTGAACCGCAATGCCGCAGCGCGGTGGATGCGCAGAAAGACAACCTACGCAAGATGGCCGCCAAAGGCAACGCGGTGATCGCGCAGCTCGAAGGCACTTGCATCACACTCAAGAATGGAATGTTATGAAAACACCAGAAGACGAAGCCTTTGATGAACTTGCCCGCAAGCAGGGTGACTGGGGCGGCGGCTTCCCAGCCAAGCGCAAGATGGCTGCGGATAAGTTGCAGGAGCCTGACATGCTGACCATTGCGTACCAGTCGGGCTTCTACGACGGCAAGCAGGCGGCACTGGCCAAGCGCGAGTGGAACTTCTGCGAACGCTGCGGCAAGCGCACAAAAGACCTGACCACCATTCACACCTGCACACCGCCACAGGAGGGAACATGAATACTGACGAAACTTATTTGGGGGATGGTGTGTACGTTAGTTTTGACGGTTATCAAATATGGCTGGCAGTCAACCACCACGAGAACAAAGTGATCGCGTTGGAGCCTGATGTGTTTGCCCGTTTGTGTGAATACGTTGTATTTTTGGAGGAGAAAACATGAACCGCATCGAAGAAGAAGACGACGACATACAGGACTACAAGCGCCCGTGGGTGGGGCTGACGGATGAAGAAATACACAACACAGTTGGGTACGACGAAACTTGTGAGATGTACCAATTTGCTCTTGCTCTTATTGCCAAGTTGAAAGCAAAAAACTCATGAACATACTGCAATACCTGAACGGCCTACGGCCAGCCATACCTATGTCCGCCGAGCGGCCATGCACGGTTATGAGCAACGGCGAACTGCGCAGGCACATGCTGCAAGGCGCTGTGCTCATTAACGGCGAGACGGTGACCCCGGACGAGCCGATGGACTTCCCAGTCTTTTCGCTGGTGTTCTTCCCGAAATCAAAGAACCGCAGGACCACGATCGTATGATCTGCCCCACTTGCAACGCGTGGACCCGAACGCTTGAGACGCGGGAAAAGCCCGGCCACCAGACCTACCGCAGGTACGAGTGCGCCAACGGGCACGCCATCAAGACCATGGAGGCCGTGATCGTTGTGCCTGCCCCGGTCACAAGGGCCGACGAGGTGCGCAAGATGATGCGGCAGGACTACCTCGGCGGCATGACCGCGTCCCACTTAGGGCTCTGCCTTGGCATGTCCACGCGCTTGGCTAGGGAAATATTCGTGAGGATGCGAGACGCCTACGTCAAGAGCTGGATCGTCGAGAAGGATAGGTGGGTGGGGGTGTGGGCCCTCGCCGCAGACATTGAAGACGTCCCACGCAACTGCCCGAAACCAACAATGAAACCACCGAAAGCAAAACAATGAAAACTGAAGAACACGTCGTTCTAACCGGGTTTGCTGAACCGGATACGCGGGTCACCATGTCAATAAAAACCCGTGATGGTGAAATTAAATTCATTGCTGGAGAGAACTTTTGTTACGGTCTGACTAGCCCTATAAAAAGTGGCGGTGGAATCACCATGGGCGACGCGAATAGGCAGTGGCTGCACGAGCACTTGGACAAATGGATAGACGACAACATTGAAAGAACCAAATGAGCACCGAACTGAAATCAGGGATAGAGCAGGCCGTGGCGGCCGCAGGGTCGCAGGCCAAGCTGGCAGACATGCTGGGCTGCACGCAGCAGAACGTATCGTTCTGGGTGCGCCAAGGCTACGTGCCCGTGGAACGCATCCGGGAGATCGAGCAGGCCACCGGCGTGCATCGGTCTATACTGATCGACCCGGAGTTAATAGACCTGCTGTCACCGACAGCGGACCTATAATCGTTTCGGAACACGGCTAGGTGCGAAGTCATGAGCGCACCGAAAAGCGAACTACCCACGCAGCCGTTGTTCACTTTTTAATTGGGTACGTTTGGGTATAAAAATGACACAGACAACACCAGACCTGCCACCAATCGGGCAGGTATTCAAGCCGCAGCACATCCCGCAGCAGCTCAAAAACATGCGACGCTGGGCCCCGTGGAAGGCCGTGTGGAACGAGACCCGGCAGAAGTACGACAAGATCCCCTACCACCCTGACCACTACGGCCTGAGCACCAAGGACGTCAAGCGCTGGGTTGACTTCGACACCGCCAACAGCTCCCAGCGGCTCAACCCCAACAAGTACAAAGGCGTGGGCTTCGTGCTCACCGACATCACCGACGTGGTGGGCATCGACCTAGACAACTGCGTCAAGGACGGCGTCATCGCCCCGTGGGCCTTGGAGATCATCGACGCCGTGAGCAGCTACACCGAGCGCAGCCCCAGCGGCAACGGCATACGCATACTGGCTACCGGCACCTTCCACACCGACTGGAACAACCACGACGTGGGCATCGAGGTCTACGCGGGCCACGCGCCGCGCTTCCTGACCATCACGGGCGACGCGGTGGGGCTCCCCGTGGGCTACCCGCTGTACGAGGCCCCGGCCGAGGTCCTGAGCACCCTGCACAGCCGCTACGGCCGTGGCCGGGCCACCGCCAACGTGATCCCCATCCAGATGCCCGAGCTGATCCCGTACGTCTTGCTGCCCGACGTCGAGGACATGGACATACCCGATGCCACCAAGGACATCCTGCTGCACGGACCCGACGAGACCGACGACCGTTCACTGGCCCTGCACCGCACCGGTGTGCAGCTCTACAGCGCGGGCTACAGCGACGCCGAGGTCCTGTCCATACTGGCTAACAGCCAGCCCCTGTTCGACGTGGCTTTGTCCCACCGACGCATGGACGACGAGCGCGCCCTGCAGTACCTATGGGTCGAGCACTGCCAGAAGGCCAAGCCCAAGGCCGTCACCAAGGACTCGGTGATGGCCGACTTCCAAGACCTGAGCGCCGACCCGGAGGTGGCCGCCCAGACAAAAAAGTCCGAGGAGGCTAAAGCCAAGGCCGAAGACCGCTTCAAACTGGAGACGGCAGTCGAGTTTGCCCAGCGCCGCAAGGCGTCGTGGATCGTCAAGGGCGTGGTGCCCATGGCCACGCTGGGCGTCATCTACGGGGCGTCAGGCTCGGGCAAGTCGTTTTGGCTTTTTGACCTGATGGCCGCCGTGGCCCGCGCGCAGGCCGTGAAGGACACCGCCAACGCCGTGCAGGCCCTGTGGCGTGGCAAGAAGATAAACCCTGCCCGCGTGTGCTGGATCGCTGCTGAGGGCGTGGAGGACATGCGCAAGCGCGTCTTGGGCTACTGCACCCACCAAGGCATACCGCTGGCCAGCCTGCCCATGGAGTTCATCGGCGAGGCACCCAACTTCATGGAGGTTGTGGACGTCAAGGCCGTGATCAAACAGATACGCGCCCGGGGCAAGTTCGACGTGATCGTGATTGACACGCTGGCACAGGTCATGGCGGGCGGAAATGAAAACTCAGGCGAAGACATGGGACAGGTGCTGGCCTACTGCCGCGAGATCACCCGGCTCACCGGGGCGATGGTCGTGTTGGTCCACCACAGCGGCAAGGACGAATCCCGGGGAGCCCGGGGATGGTCGGGCCTTCGCGCCGCAGCCGACTTTGAGATGGAGATCATCCGCTCGGACAACGACCGCGTGGCCACGGTCACCAAGATGAAGGGCGGGGAAGACGGCGGCGAGTACGGCTTCAAGCTGGAGACCGTCACGGTCGGCATGGACGACGACGGCGACGTGGAGACGACCTGCGTGGTGGTCTACACCGACAGCAGCCGGGCCTCTGTGGCCGTCACCAAGGGGCCGAGCGGGGCGAAGCACAAGCTGATCCTCAAGGAGGCCACGCGGCTCATCGAGCTGGCCGGGTCCGGCGTCACCTTCAGCGAGATCGTCGAGGTGGTCTGGCCGAAGTACCCACGGAACGACGAGAGCAAGCGCGACCAGCGCAAAAACAACGCCGGACGTGATTTGCGGGACGTCATTGCGGCTGGGCATCTGGCCCAAAACGACGATGGCGTGGTCAGCTTTCCAGAGTAACCAAAGGAGAAACCTATGTCAGAAACCAAGTACGAAGTCCTAGCGCGCATGGAAGCCGCCATCGCCACGATGCTTGCCATGCGTGATCTGTACTTCAGCACGTTGCCCCAAGAATTTCAAATAGCGCGCGACGAGCCGCCTACCCCAACGCCCCTCGTAACGCGAAGCACGCTTCGTCAAAGGATGATTGTTAACACGGTGTCTAACCTTCAAGAGTTGTCGGGAGTGAACCCCACCTTTGAAGAAGTTCTCGACGCGGTTTGGCCACAGTACCCCCCGACCTTAGAAGGTAGGCGCGATATGCGCAAAGTCAACGCTAGGCGCGACCTGCGGGACGTTATTGCGGCCGGTTATTTGATAAAAAACAAGGACGATGAGGTCAGTTTGCCGGGCGTGTGCTACTTGTAGGTTTTTGCATGTTTGTAAAAAATAGCTTGCTTCATTGCTTCAAGATTGCTTCAGAAGCCTTCAGAAGCAGGGCATATTGCTTCATTCGCTTCACCCCCCTTTAGGGGTGAAGCATGAAGCAGAAGCCTGAAGCCAATTTGGTAATTATTTACAAAAACTATCGTGGTGAGATTTACAATAGAAATATTTTACAAACAAACGCTTGTAACATCCAAAAAGCGGGTACACTTCAGGCATCGCAACAACGCGATGACACACAAACACACAGGAGTTAAAAATGGCAAAAGCAGCAAAGTTGGTGGTGGAGTTGAACGAAGGCAGCGTGGACCGTCTGGGCATGTTGCTGGCACAGATCGCTGATCTGACCAAAGAAGCCGACGCGATCAAGGACGCGATCAAGTTGTCCGGCCTGTCGCATGAAGGCTCGTTCTTCAAGGCCACGCTGACCAAAGACGTCGACAAGAAAATCTTCGACAAGGAATTCTTCGTCCAGCAGCACGGTGAGGTCGCGTACGACGCCTACACCAAGAACATCCAAATCACTTCCGTCAAAGTCACTTCCCGTTAATCAACCCGGGGGCTTCGGCCCCTAGAAAGGAATCCCCATGATCTGCATCTACACAGTCCGTAAAAACGGCAAGATTGTTTTTTCCAGCAAACCTATGTCTGAGTCGCAGGCATTGGCTGAGGCCGCGCAGTATGCGGAAGCAGAAGTGACGGAGTGCGAAGAGTACTTCGGCCAAGACGACGAAATCAATTTTCAAGCATAACTTTTACCCTAGGAGAACACCATGATCCGTTTCGCAACCGCTTCCGCTCAAACTACCTTCCGTTCCACCAGCCCCTTGAGCAATGGCCAGATCGCCTACCACGCGCCCAGCGTGATGGCCGACGCCGCTCACCACTCCCGTGGTGACCGCTACGCTTTCATCCCGACGATCCAAGTGATCGACGGCCTGCGTGCCGAGGGCTTCGAGCCCTACGAGATCCGTCAGACCAAGACCCGCAGCGCTGACAAGCGTGAGCACACCAAGCACATGGTGCGCATGCGTCACCTCAGCTCGATTGCCACCAGCGAGGAGGTGCCCGAGATCATCTTGCTCAACAGCCACGACGGCAGCTCCAGCTACCAGATCATGTCGGGCGTGTTCCGCTTCGTGTGCTCCAACGGCCTGATCGCCGGGGACATGTTCAACAACATCCGCGTCCGGCACAGCGGCCGCATCGTGGACGACGTCATCGAAGGCGCGACCCGGGTGCTGGAGGACGCCAAGCAGATCGGCAGCCGCATCGCCGACTACAAGGCCATCACGCTGGACCACGACGAGCAGGTTGCGTTTGCCAAGGCTGCAGGACAAGCCCGCTGGGGTGACGACGCCCCGGTCACGCCCTACCGCATGCTGACGGCCAACCGCTGGCAGGACAACAAGGCCGACCTGTGGACCACGTTCAACCGCGTGCAGGAGAACATGCTCAAGGGCGGCATCTCCGGGCGCAGCGCCACCGGCCGTCGCATGACGACCCGCGCAGTGGGCGGCGTCACCGAGAACGTGAAGCTCAACAAGGCGCTGTGGACGCTGGCGGATACCATGGCCGCCCTGAAGCTGGACAAGGCCACCGACCAGTTCGTCGAGTCCCACGAGCACGCCTACCTGTAAACCAACCCGGCCCCCTTCGGGGGGCCACAACCAAGGAGCCAGCATGGCAACAGCAAAGAAAGCCCCGGCAAAGCCCACAGAATCGGCTGTGGACAGCGTTCAGACCTACCGGATGCCCAAGGACGTCTCGGACTGGATCGAGGGCGCTACGGCCCGTATCACGTACCTGACGACGACCGTGGAGCGGCTGAAGCAGGAGAACAAGGACCTGCGCACGGCCAACAAGGTCATGGAAGGCCGGGTCATGGGCAACTCACAGGAGTAAATTATGGACTTTGATGAAAAAATGACAATCGCAATCGTCACTGAGGCAGCAAGAATTGAAGAATTCGCGCTCAAGATGGGCGACGAGTTTGAGCGCAGGGACGGTGAAGGCACCTCGGTGGACGTACTTTTCAACGCGGGTGGCATGATCGTGGCCAGCGCCCTCAGTTTGGTTGACGAGGATGAGCGAGGGACAATGTTTGTCGCGATGATGGTCAATATCGTGCGGAACACCAAGATAGTGCTGGCGGAGCTTGAGACCAACGTCCTGCTCAACAAAATTCGGAAGGAGACCAAGACATGAGCAAACCAGAACTGACACCCCTCGCCCGGCAGATACTTGGCCACGCCAACGTCATGCCGATGTTCACGCAGAAGGAATTCGATCAGGCGCTGGAGGAAGCCAAGGCCGAGATCATGGCCTTCGCTATCGACGCAGCCCGGCAGGCCGTGGCCATGGAGAACGAGGCGTGCGCACGGCTGGCCGACGACTGCGTGAACATCGAGACGCTGGCCGACAGCATTAGGCAAAGGCTATCGAAGCGGGTGCATTGATAGAAATATTTTTCTTGTGGGGCGGCCCAAACTGTAATTTCCTGTTACATTTCATTCATCGCAATAACGCGATGACGCACAAACATACGGAGTAAAGAAAATGGCAAAAGTTACAACAGCAGTCGTTTATCCCGCAGTCGGATTTATGGGCGCAACAAATTGCGTTCCTGTTTTCGGTAAGTCGGTTGAAGAAGTTCGCGCACTGGGTCGCACTGATCGTGAGCGCTTTGATCTTGCTGTCGAAGTAGTGGCGTATTTTTATCGCGGCGTGGCCACACCTCAAGTTCAGGATAATCCTGCCGCTTTTTTTGCACCTTGGGCGCAAGTAGCTGCGCTTTAATCAACCCGGGGGCTTCGGCCCCCTCCTACACACCCACACAGGAGAACACCATGAACAAAGTATTCGACGAGAGCCTCGATCACGTAATCCGCAACGACGACGACAAGATCTTCGTCGAGCCCTACGGCGCTGACGGCGTCTGGCTGTCAATCCAAGCCCAACGCACCAACGGCGTCGTCAGCGTGGGCACATCGATGCCCGTCGAGCAGGCCATCCAACTGCGTAACTCGCTCAACTTTATTCTTGCGGGGCTGGCCTTGCCGGTCTTCACCGTCACCGTGGTGGGCA